CGTAAGCGACTTCGACGCCCAGCAGGGACGGTTCGACCGCCGTTAGCAGTCCGATAACTTCTTCGTAGACTTCGTATGCGCCTGGCGCGGCCAGGATGGCCGTCGACGCCGGGAAGGACGGAACGACGATCCGCGGCAGCGACAGCATGTTCCCGGCGAAGTCGGAAACGTCCGACGCGCCGAAGCCATGGACCGAAGCCAGCTGTAGATCGATGATCGGACCCGTGTTCGCCCATACGTCCGTCGACACGAACAGGCGATCCGGCAGTTTCTTAAACGACCCGTAGATCAGCGACGCGGCTTCGTACAGCGCGGCCGCCCAGGCTTCTAGCGTTCCAGCCGCGACGACCGTCGCCGCGTTAATGTCGTCCGCCTTCGCGACGAAGTCGTCGGCTGCGGCGTTTTCGGTTTCCATGGCGTAAACGTCGGCCAGATCCCGAATCAGAATGTCCCAGGCGGCCGGACTGGTCCAGTCGATATCCTGGCGCGAAACGTCGACGGCGCCGCCATACGTTCCCTTCGTGAACGACACTTCGCCGATCGTCATTTTCTGGCTCGGAAGCTCGGTCTTTTCGGCGGTCTGCGGACCGGCGATTGTGTGCTGCGTGATACGCGGCCGGCCGAATGTCTTCCCAGGAATGCCGCCCATCGGTCGCGCGCCGCCGATGCCCGTTACGAACGGACGCGACGCGTCAATCAGATTGACGACGCCGCCGACGATCGGATGCGGCAGCAGTCCAGGCGTGTCCGCGGTCGTCTGATTCGCCAGCGCGTAGGCGACTCGCGTCTGCGCTTCGGGATCCGGCGGAATGCGGGATCCGCGGCCGTCAGTCCCTAGACCGCGCGCCGCGATGTAGTCGACGACGAACGCGCCAGGCGACGCGTACTGGACGTCCCTGGATCCGGCGCCCAGCTCGACCGGCTCGGCGCCGCGGCGCGGACCGGCGGAACGCTGCGCGTCGCGATGGCGTTCGGCGATCGCGTCGAATTCCTGGATCGGTTCGATCTGCGCGTCCAGCTCGGCGATCCGCTGGCGCGCGGCGGTCAGATTCGACGTTTCCGCGTCGACCAGATCCCGGCCGGCGGCGTCGACGTTCGTTAGCAGCTGGTCGATAAAAGCGACCTGTTCGGACCGCTGTTCCAGCAAGCGGTCCAGGACGGCGTTAGCCATGGTTCGGATTCCCTTCGCGAGCGACCTAACGTTTCGGCTAGGTGGCGCGAAGGTGGCGCGGCGGTGGCTCGAAACCGGCCGGCGCGCCGGCGTTCGGCCGGCGTAGCGTTTGCGGCTTCGATTCTAGGCCGGCCGTCAAACAGAAACGCCGTCCGGTCCGACTTGCGGTCCAGGCGGCGTCCCTGCTGTCTAGCTGTCCGGCTAGGCGCCGCCGATTCTAGCCGGTCGGCGATCGCGGCCATGTCCGCATATGGTCGACGACCATTCCGGCCGTCCTAGGCCGTTACAGCGCGTCGATTTTCGGCGTTCGGGATCCTAGCGGCCGTTTTTCAGCGTTTCCGACGCTTCGGCTGGATCTGCGGCTGGTGCCTTCGCTTCGCTTCGGCCGACCAGCGGCGCGCGATCGACGGATGGCGCGCGCGAAGGAATCGCATTTGCCGCCTGGACCGGAACGGCATGGCTAGGCCGGCGGCGTCTGGATCCGTGCCAGCTCGGCGCGCCAGGCGGCCAGCGATGGCCGCCTGTTCGGTCGACCAGGCGGCGCCGACGTATCGGAATGGACCAGCTTTACTTGCGCCGATGCGAACGCCGGCGTCGTTACCAGGGACGTTTCTAGCAGCCTGGCTTCGGTCCGCAGACAGCGGTCCATATGGTCCGGTCCCTTCGCCGGATCCCAGTCGCTATCGCCGACGTAATCCCAGCTGGACCGGATCGGCGAAATGCCGACCGAGAAATAGCGAAGGAAGCCGTCGCGCGCCAGCTGCGCGGCGCGTTGCGCCTGTTCGCCTTCGTCCAGGCGCCAGATCCCGTACAGACCGTCTTTCTTCGAATCCCAGTCTTCGGACACGCCGACCGGGAAGGCGCGGTCGTCGTGAAACAGCAGCAGCGGCAGACCGGCGGCCGATTCCTGGATCGACTTATCCAGCGATCCGAAGTCGACCGATTCCAGGAACCAGCCGCGATTCGTCCAGATGTTGTACGGGACGGCGCGTCCTTCGATATGCGTTAGCGGCTGGCCGGCGCGAATCGGTTCCAGCCTGGCTTCGTACAGGACGACTTCGCGTCCAGCTGTTCCGTTCGTCATGTCGTCGGACTCCCTTCGTTCGCTGGCGCCGGCGTCGGCAGCGTATCGACTGGCGACGGAATCGACGCGCCGGCCATGCGCGCCGCCAGTCCCAGGTATAGGCGTCCTTCCTCGCTGGACAGGACGCCGCCGGCGATCGCCTTCGTAACCGTGTCGACCATGGATGCCAGGTCGTCGCGTGTCAGCGCCAGCCGGTCGAAGCGAACGACCTGGCCGCGCGGCAGCCAGGCGTCCGTCCAGGTCTGTTCGAAATCGACCATAACGCCTTCCAGCGACGTCCGGAGTAGCGCCGTATACAGCGGTCCAGGCGATCGATAGGTAAGCGACGTCGTCGGCGCGCCCAGCCAGTAACCGTCCAGGTTAAACAGGTTCGCGATATCCAATAGCGACAGCTTCCTGGCTTCGACCAGGTCGTTATCCTTCGGCGACCATCCCAGCGGGATAACTTGCGTCCCGGCCGGCAGGATCGCCGGTTCGCGGACCGGACCGGCGTACTTATCCATCCAGCGCGTTTTCGCGTCGCCGGCTTCGTCGTCGCCTAGCGATGGATTCGGCGCGATGATGGCGACCGAAGGGACGCCGGCGCCGACCAGCGTATTCCGTTCGTACTGTTCTTCCAGCGCGATCCGATCCAGCGTCGCCAGATGTTCTTCGACGATGCCGACGCCGCGCGCTGGATTCCAGCGATCGGACGACCGCCGGACATGGACGACGTCGGACGCTGGTATTTCCTCGCCGTCGAAGTAATAGCGCGCGTCGCCGATCGGATCGCCGGGATCCAGCAGGATCGACGTCCGCGACGCCGGCATCCAGGCGACGGTCCGCGGCCAGCCGTCTTCCATGCGATCGGTTATGCGATGGACCGCGTTTCCGTGCCATAGATAGTCTTCGATCTGGACGCGGACGAACCAGGCGCGATTCGTATCGGGATCCGGCTGGTCCAGCAGCCGCGGCCGCGGCAGCGGATCCAGGCCGCGATACGCGTCCAGCGGACAGGACTTAATCGTTTCGGCGTAGATCGCCGTCGCGCGCGACACGCCAGGGATTCGAATCGCCGTGTCGGCATTCCAGACGGCCGGCGCGTAGGCATAGATCGTCGACGCGATGCCAGGTCCGCCGGGATCCGGAAGGACGATCCGGTTCCATGGCTGCGTTGCTAGTGCCATTACTGCGCGCCAGTCTACGCCGGCGGTCTACAGAATCCGGAACGGCGCCGGCGTTTCGTCGACATGGCCGACCAGATCGGCCAGCGCGAACGCCAGCGCGCGGACCAGGTCGGCGCGATAGCCGCGCGCCAGCGCGAGTCCAGCGACGCCGGCCGCGACGCGCGCGCGTTCGATCTGTTCGGCCAGGTCGGATCCGCCGTCATGGACCAGCTTTCCGGACGCGACCAGCTCGCGAATCAGCGGAAGGCCGACCCGCAGCTGCGCGGCGCCGGCTGGCTCGACGGCCGCGACAGGGACGCGACGGATTTCCGGATCCGGCGCCAGGGACGCGCCGACGATTAGCCGGGATCCTGGATGCTGGCCGGCGACCATGGCTAGCCAGTCGACGGCGACCGTTCGGTTCGGCGCCAGGCGCGCCCAGGCCAGGAACCGGCCGTCGACCAGGCGGCCGACCGCGACGGCTGCGGCGCCGGATCCGTAAAAGTCTTCCAGTCCCAGCGCCAGCGGTCCGATCGCTGTCGCCGACAGCTCGCGCCGGACGCGCCAGGCGCCGTCCGGCAGCAGCTGTTCGTCGATCCCGCGTCGGACCAGGCGTTCCGGCCAGATGTTTAGCCATTGACTTCGAAACGCTTCGACAGGATCCGGTTCGTCTGGATCGTCCGATACGGATCCCGCGACGGCGCGGTCGTAGGCCGCGGCGATTAGTCGTTCGCGCTGCGCGTGCCAGAACGGCGACGCCAGATGCCAGGCGGCGCGGTCGTCCAGCTCGGCGTCGGCCGGCGCCGACCATTCGATTAGCAGGACGTCGACCGGCTCGGCCAGCTGCGCGATCGCGGCCGCGCGGCGGGACGGTACTAGCGACGTCGTCAGACGATGCGCCGTCGACGTTAACGCCAGCTGCGGCGATCGCCGTTCGGCCATCGTCGGTTCCAGTCCGTCTTCGACGATCCCTGGTCCGACCTTCCAGGCTTCGTCGACGACGGCCAGGCTGGCCGAATAGCCGTACAGCGAGTCCCGGCCGCGGACCATCCAGCGCGATCCGTCCGGCGTCGCGATTTCCTGCTGGCCGTTCGCTTCGCGGACCTTCCAGTCCGGTTGACTGCGCGCCCAGGCGCGCGCCGGCCGCATTACTTCGTGGCAGACGTTTAGATCCTTGCCAGTGTGTAGCGCCAGCTGGATTTCGCCGAAGCGATCGGCGTTCCGGATCCGCCACAACATGACGACCCGTAATAGCCAGGACTTCCCGACCTGGCGCGCGGTCGACAGGATCCAGACCAGCCAGACCAGGTCGCCGGCTTCGTCATGTTCCAGCGCGCGCAGCAGGACTAGCCGTTGCCAGGTCCGCAGCTCGCCGCCGAAGGTCGCATCGTGCCAGGCGATCGCGTCGGCGCCATAGGATCCGGTCGCGCGGGGATGCGGCGCCGACATGATGCGCGGCCAGACGACCGAATCGCGCAGATCGTCTAGCCAGCCGGCGCGATCCCAGGTCGGATCGCTGGCGATCGGCGTCCATACCGGAGAGTCAGACGCTAAGGGAGAGAGATCGGACAG